TCATCTCCATTTTTTTTGCTTTCTCCAAAGATTTTTTAGCTTTATCTTTATCTTCACCAAAAACATCACCCAAATCCACACCCTCATCCGAAACCTTTTCCTCTTCAGTTGCCATTTCTTCTTCACCCCCCAAACCCGTTTCTTCATCCTCCGGATCTCCACCACCAAATAAATCTCCACCCACATCACCTTCTTCACCCATTTGATCTTGCTGTTTCCCTTGTAAAAATATAGAATCCAATATAATATTTCCACCTTCCAAATCTTCCATGCCAAGCTCTCTTCTGACTTCATTGATAGTGTAAATGGCAGTAATTTTTTTCTTTATTCTATCCAACTCTTGATCTTCATCCATTGCATCCAAACCAACAAATTCAAATATATACTTTTCAGCCAAATCTTTATCATGCTTAGGCATTATATCATCATTTATAATATCCTCAATCCAATTCAAAAGTGGACGTAACATACTATTTCGAGTATCCTTAAGAACTATCTCATTTCTTCTTCCACTGTCACCCAACGAACCTGTTGTATCTTTTGATATATCAAAATTAATTTCAGCAGGATTCATACCAAACACAGCACAAATCATTTTAATCAAATACATCATCCATTCATGCCACTCCATATCACGATTAGACAAATTTGACATTTGAACATACTCAATGCCTTTAGGGGCAGCTGTCACTAATTGTCGATGGGCATTCCTAACACCGCTGGCTTGCCTCTGCAACAAAACCCTAAGACCCTGTAAATCTTCTTCAGTCATCTCTTCTTTAATGTTCAAAATACCATTTGAAGAGTGACCTTGTTTAAAATAAACTTCATTGTGAATTTCTGCTACACGATGATTCGCAATAGTGTTGACTAAAAATTCCAATTCACCAACAGGATACCCCTGACATCCAATTTCAAGGCTAGGCCTCCTACTCTTGTAAATTAACTCTTCTTCAGTGAAAACAGCTAAAACTTGACCACTATAGACCTGCACATACTTAATGTCAGCAAGATCTTCTTTCTCCATATCATCCACAACTAATTGTCTCTCAGGACTGTTATCAAGATTGAATATCATTCCACCAAGAGTTTTAATTTTATTCTTCAAATCTTTTACAGAATAACGAATGGAACCTCCAGGAACATTTGTAAAATATCCCAACTTACTATCATCACCTTTTTGAGCCACACATTCTATTGCAATTTGATTGTAAACCAACGAATCCCATGTCAACAATCGTAAAAAAACATCAAAATTGCGTATATCCGCTTTATCTCTACCGTCTGTATAACCCGTGTAAGTAAAAAAATCATACAACCCTTTAATTTCTTTATCTTGTTTTTCAGTCAATTTTTCTTTTTTATCCCTTGGTGCAAAAACATATCCCATACTAAACCTATCCTTTTGAGGTCTAGAAAATGCAGCTACACGATTTACAACTTTATTTATAACAGCCAATGCAGCCATATCTCTTTGGGCAACCTGACGTAAGATATCAAAAGGAATGATACTGGCTTTTTCCTGAAAAATCCCCTGATTAGTGATAAAACTATCATTGACATAAACAGCTTTACGCTTTAATGTCATGTAATTGGTATAATCAAGAGTTCTTTTAGCTTTCAAAAGCCAACCATCCACTACATGATTAACCAACTGGCCAACCTTTTTCCCCATACCCTTATTTCTTTCATAAAAATTTGACATATTTAAACTCCTATAAAATACGATACATTCGCATCATCAGATGTAGCATTATTAAAAGACAAAGAAGTGAACGCCCCTCTTTTAACAAAAATGCCATTTTTTACCCCTTGCACGCTCGGAGCCAACAAATTGTTGTTATCAACTTCACCATTTAATCGAATAGAAATCTCTGTATCGGTTAAAACATACAAAAGATTACTCGGTGATGCAGGTAACTCAATGACTTTTGTTGATAATGCTGCAACCTTCGTAGTATTCTCAGAAGCGTACTGAGTGTAGTCTTTCTCTATTTCCTTTTGATAATCCAATATCACTTCTTTTGGAAAATCCGTAGCAGTTGTATCTTCATAAGCTGTTATCTTATTTAACAAAGTAAAATGCAGTGTCATATCAATCTCCTTTATTTCAATAAGTATACTTTATTCAACTAAAAACTTTTACCCACACTTATGTCAGAGTGAATTTCGCCCTTTTCCCTACGATTTTTCCACTATCAAGACCAACTTCACCCATTATTCCGCCAGCAGCAGACACCACCTCATCCACAGAAGGAACAATATTATTAGGGTTTTCTCCAGAATAGATCTTTTTAGAAACAGGTTTTTCATTTTCAATTAAAATATAACCAACTCTGTACATCCCTAATATCCCAACAATAAGATAACGCAATGTATCCATCGCATGATCTTCTTTTTTTCTAATTTGATCACTTGGTTCATCTAATTCAGGGTCTATTTTACGGCGATAAATTATAACTTCATCAGTCACTAATTCGCAAGAAACGTGTACCCACAACTTAGTCTCTCTATTCGTACCAGGGACTCTCATATGCTTTCTAACTAATCCAATACCCCATTTTACATCCTTTGATATCCTAGAATATGGCTGTACATCAGCATCAACAACTTGAAAGTATCTCTTAAATTCTTTTATAGCACCTGGATCTTCAATATCAGGGAAAACCCTATCAACACCTAAATGCCCCCACTTCATATTTGTTTCATAAGCAAATTCAGCGTCGGACTTGAAATTACAAACCAACTCTGCTAATATATAAATATTGTCACGACCGTCTACCACGCCTAACAACGCCACCGACACATTAAAACCAAAATCCAAACCAACAAACACTTTGCATTTGTGCTTCTTAAACAACTCAATCATATCTTCCAATTCAAGATCAACCTCCCCTGTATACTCTTCCTTTAAAAAAATTTCATATATTTTCTCATAAGAAGCAAGGTGAATGGACGATTCAAAATCTGGATAAACTAAACCCGACTTTGACGGTTTTCTATTCAATCTTTGAGATTTAAAAAATTCGTTATCATCAGTAAAAAAAAGTCTCCTTATATCGTCAATAGGTTGTAAATATGGGTTATCTTCTATTTGATTTTTCAATCTCCTCAAACAAAATGAAAAAATACCGCATTTATAACAATTTTCATAAGCTGGGTAGTGCATGTATTCAAGTTTTGCTTTTTCAGTCAACCGTTCATACTCAAATTGATTTAATGCCACCAACCTTTCTTCATCAACATAAAGCTCGCTATTCAATTCTCCAGATTTTTTATCAGAACACTTTTCTGTTATTTCTAATACACCCCACCGATGCACTCTCAGCGGATAATCAGAATCCCTTTCTTTCTTCTTAAGTAAACCCTGAATATTACCAAACGCAAATTTACGTGTACTTATACAAACATTCAATGGACTCCTATTTCCAACACCTGGAGACAACATACCTTTTGACTCAATAAACACCTTTTTATCTGTCAAATCAACTTCATCTTGAATGACGCTACCATGGAAAGAGTTAACTGCACGAATTGTTCCTGTTCCAACTTTTAATTTTCTCCCACTTTTACTAATAGTTTCACTCATTACAGTTTTAACAGCCACTGCATCAACATATTTTTTATTTAAAATATCTTGAACATATCCATAAGTGACTTTTGATTGATCAAAAATCGAAGCCATGTGAAAATAGTCCCGCCACCTATCATGCTTAAGAGCAAATGCCTCAATTATTCCACAAGACAAAGATTTTTGACCTGATCGACAAGCAATACCCAAAAAATTAAAATCTTCTAATTTTGGGTTCTTTTTATACCCCATCATCGAACTTATGATGTCCCACGCAAAATCTAACGGAGAAGAGTTCCCATCTTCAATAGGTTTGGAAGCTAGATAAACACCAAAATAAAACCTCAAATAACTGTCCAGCTCTTCCCTTGTCTTGGGAATTTCTTCAAAACCCATTAAAAATGGATCTTCAGCCTCAGAAAACATTTTAGCTAAATCATCTGTCATCTTTATCTTCCAACAACAAAGGTTCTTTCTCAGATTCCCCATTAGCACGCAAATCAGCTATATTCTTTATTAAATTAAAAAACTGTCCTCTTATTTCAGGGTTATCTAAGCACAATTTATTGTCTCTTATTTGAACATTATTGTTAACTGTATTGTTCTGCTGAGGAAGCATCACATTCTGTTGAACAAATGAAAGTCCAGGAGTGACCACACCATTTTCTGCCATTTCTGGAGAAGTTATTTTCTTATAATAATCAAAAAGTGATTTCAATTCTTCCATGGAATCAACAACACACAAAAAGTGACCACTATTTTTACCCTTTTTACTTTTTTTATCTTTCTCAATTTTATTAAAAAATTTCTTTGGATCGATCACATATTCTTTATAAACTTCCTCTATCTTACGAGTGTTTATTTCCAACATCATAGATAAAGCAACCAACTGCTTATGCTTATCCATGATAATCTGCTTATCACTCGCTTCCATAATTTCTTTTACAATACCTTTTCTTCTCTCTTCCCACTTATATTCCCTATAAACACTCTGCAATTTAACCAAACTGAACTGAGGACGACGATTATTCGCACCCATATAAAGATGCACAATATCATGCAGAGTTTTGCCGTTAAGCCACAACCTAAACAATTCTTCAGCAAATTGTGGTGTTATCTCATTCGACAGAGCTCCCAGACTCCCCTTGGGGCGTCCCCTCTGCTTCTTTTTCTTTTCGTTTTTTTCTTTGAGTTCTTTCATAGCTTTCTTTTTTATACCTCATAAATTTCAAATCAACATCTTGTTCAACAAAATTATTCTCACAAAAAATAAGTATTTTATTATAGAGCTTACTTCTTCTGAACCAATAAGAAAACCAAGACAATTTCAAAGTACACTTAATCAGATTCTTTCCTTTATCATAATCTAATTCACATCTTTTAACCCCCCTATCAATCAATCGAATCAATTTCAACGAACCCTTTAGGTAATTTTCTGTCAAATACCCCATTTCAGACAACCAAATATCTGAAGTCACAACATTAAAAACAGAATTCGGTGCATTAACATCTTCTAAAATTTCCTCTATTTTTTCTTTTTTCACTTTAATCCCCCAACTTCAAGTCATGTAAAGCCAACTCCAAAAGCCACATCGCATCAGCCTCATCATCAGAATCTCCACTGTATCCCAATTTTTCTTTTGCCGCGTCAATCATTGCCTGCTTACTACAATTACCCTTACTCGTCGCAAACTTCTTAATTTCGGTTGCTGAATATGCCCTATAAGAAATATTCATTTTTTCACAAAAAGATTCTACAACAGCCACTAATTTTGCCGCATGAATAATCGAACTTTTATGAAATCCCGCCACGCGCTCATAAACAATCAAATCAATTTTTTGCAAAGAACAAACCTCTTCCAATTTAGCCCTGAATCGAAGTAATTTCATCCCTTGAGACTCATCTTTCCTAGTTCTTAAATCCCAAACCCCATAAATACTTCGAGACACAGCCCATCCACAATTTGAACCTTGATCAATACTAAGAATATTAATTTTCATTTGAATAAACCCTTAACTTAAAGTAAGTGATACTCTATCCAATGCAATTTATCTCAATTTTTTGTAGAATTCCTTTGGAACGCTTTTTACCCATATTGGATAAACCAATCTTCTTCTTTGTTTCTTCAGAATGATGCTTGCCATAAAAAGGATTTTTATTCCCTGACACATCAGCATGAACTTTAATCATCCTAGTTCTGAATTCTTTAGATTCCAAATTTTTAAGTCTTTTAACTCTTATCAACTCTTTTGTACTCTCTTTATGCTTTTTACCAAACATAGGATTAGACTCACCTGGAGCCGATATCTTTAATTTAGTTTCATTTGTATGAGTATAACCCAAATTCCCTTCCCCCCCATCCGAAATATTATAAACATCATTTGATATTTTATTTGGCATTTTAAACATACGAATCCAAAACTTTTCACCTTTACAACATTTTTCAAATGTATCATAAAACTCCAAAATATCAATAGCAAAAACTTCTTTACCATATTTTTTAATAGCCTTATTGAGAATCTTCCCACTACCCAAATATCCATCTTCTAAATTATCGGTAGAATGCCTTCCAATATACAATTTAGAATTTTTTAAATTGATTGTAGCATAAACAATATGGTATTTTTTAACAGCTTGTACCTTATCTAATTTCATTCCTCCCCCTCCTTATCCAATTTAACAGCACCTTTAAGAACCCCTTCTTTCATCACTTCCCTTATTTCTTTCGGTACACTATCATCCAAATTTCCCATAAACATTTCACAAAGATCACTTCCACCACTGTAATAATTTTTTGAATTTTGAGCTACTTTAACCAAAACAGCTTGCAAATAAGCCCCTTCTATTGTATCTGCTACATCCTTTTCATTCCTAAACGTACTGACTTTCGCAGTTATAACCGCTTTCCCTGCCTTGATCGTCTTACTTAACCAAACATTAAAATTATCTTTCAATAAACCATCCACAGTTTTCAACGTACCAGCCATTATAATCAAACTTTTATTCGCCAACCCAACCCTTTTCCCCATTTCTCTCCACTGTTTAAACATCGCTCCATATTCTTCATCTACATCCTTCAAACGATCATACTCTTCTTTGCTTATTTTAACCTCTTCCACTTTTTGTTTTTTATTTTTTATTTTAAGCATACCGCCACTTCCCTTTCTTGATCATACGACCAATTTACTTTCTCCGTTACGTTTTTCAACATTATATATCCCATCAAAAAGCGACTTAAACTCTGACGTATGATCTACAATATAAACAAAATCTTTATTTTCACTTAACTTTCTCAGAAACACCATCATCTTTTCCTTACCACTCACATCCAATCCAGTGAAACACTCATCAAGACAAATAAAATTGGGGACGCTTGAACATCTAGTTGAAATAATCTTAGAAAGAGCGAAATTGGTAGCTAAAATTAAACGAGCTTTTTCTCCTCCTGACAAAATATTAATATTTCTCTGTTCTCCACCAACAGTCAAAACAGTGTCAATTTTCTGTTTTGCCTTCCCCTTCGAATCCAAAGATTCTATATCAAAACGCAAACTTATATTTGCATCAAATATCTCTACCAAATAATCGTTTATATAATGATTTATTTCATTTATAATCTTAGCAAACACATAACTTTTAACACCCTCACGACTAAACGCCCGAATGAGATAATAATAAACATCCATAAGTTTGGTTATCTTCTTAACTTCCTCATTCTTATCCTTCACCTCTTTTTCACCCTTATCAATCTTATCACGAAACTCTTTAATCATTTCACCATAATTATTTTTATTGCCCTTTTCTTTAGACAACTGTTTATCACAATCATCAAGATGACGATCAATATTTTTTAACATATCCTTATGACTAGAATGTGCCTTCTTTAAAATAGTTTGTGAAGTTATAATTTTCATTTTCAATTCATTAACTTCTTTTTTCTTAACAGACATTTCATCAACTTTTTTCTGAAATTCTCTCACCTGAATGTCTAGATTTTCCTTTTCCTTTTTCTTTTGATTTATTTCTTCAGACAATGGAGTAACAACATCTTTTAAAGCCCCATCATTAACACTTTGAAAACAAGTGGGACACTTCCCTTTAACAATCAAACAATCAAACTCTTTCAATTGTTTACTCAAAATTTGCAACTCTTTATTGATAGATATCAATTTATTTTCAGCATCTTTTAAACGAGACTCAAATACTAAATCAATTTCTTTTTCCAAATCATCCATTTTGTTAGAATAAATATCTATTGTATCTGATAATCCACATTCTTTCTTATAATCTGCATTAATTTTTATCTTCTCAGATTTCAAATCAGAAATCCGCTTTTTAATCCGTTGAACGTCAATCTCCCTCATCTCTTCAAAAGTATCAAATAACTTCTGCAATCTTTCAATTTCACCTTCTTTTTCTTTATTTTGTTTTTGTATGTACGAAACATCTTTAATTATACCATCCTTTTTACCCACAAAAATTTGACTATCCTTTTTGACCTTCTCACAACAATCATCAAAAATATGCAAATCCAATAATTCAGTTAAAACATCTTTCTTTTCCTCATCATTAGAAAAAAGAAATTGTGCCACAATATCATTATTTTGAGAATAATAAACAGAACGAAGAAATGTATCCAAACTTATTTTCAACACCTCAGTTATTATCTGCTGTGTTTCCCGCATATCTTTACCGTTCTTAAGATTAGTATCTACATAAAAATTAAGAACATTCGGATTCCGAGATCTATGAATAAAATAAGATTTACCACTAGATTCAAAAGAAAGTTGCATATCCAATGTAGATTCATCCCAATTTATAACCTCTTCAAACTTGACCTTACGAGGTAGATCACCGTATAATGCAAAACAAATAGAATCTATTATCGCCGATTTACCCGCACCATTAGCCGTATCTTCATCGTAATTCCAACCATCAATAAGGAAGATACCTTTCTCGAAGTTCATCTCCAACTTTTTAAAAGACAAAAAATTCAAAATCTTCAACTCTTTTAATTTAATCATAACTCACCTTCATCGTTTTTGACTTTATCTTTTTTTAACAACCCAGTTGTCTTATCAAAAAAATTAGTCACTTTCTTCAAGTAGCCAACACCATATTTTGAAATCATCCCCCCTATTTCATATTTCTTTTGATGATTCCAAGACCTGTCTTTCATGACTTTATTAATGTTTCTTAATACCGATTTTTTTCTGTATTTATCCAACAAAACTTTCACTGTGGGAGATAAACTCCTCGTTAAAAGTTTTTGAGCTAC